TTTACCATCAGATGTTTCAATAATATCATCAGTTAATATAGATGATATATTAAATTGGTTTTCCATCATACTGTCTGTTTGTAGATTCAACCAATCATTATACTCTTTAAACTGAGTAAAATCTTCAACTTCTCCATACATTTGTTTTCCGTACTTACTTTCAAATTCTTTAAATTTAATTTTAGCTGGTAAACTATTTACTCTTTTGTCTATAGTTTCTCTGTAATTGTAATAATCGTATTGAGATTTTATTCTATTTCTTAACTCTGAAACACTTACTGGAGACCCCATTACATCAACACCATCTTCTCCTTTAACTACTTTACCGAGTGATAAACTTCCGTCTGTAGGATTTATATATCCTTTATGATTTCCAAGTTTTGCATAGCCTTCTAACGAAGCTAATAAAGTTTGTTCTAGTTTTTGAGATTTAGCATTAGGGTCTTCACTTTTGAGTCTTTCCATAGCTGTAGCATACTGCTCGCTATATTCTTTAGATAAATTAAAAAGATTTTGTGTACCTGTTTGAAGGTTTTGCATCATCAAGGTATATTCTCTAGGGTCAAGATTACCAGACTTTAATAGATTGTCAATCATTAAATGATATTGTCTAGCATCGTTGGCATAATTAGTAGTAAAATTGTTTATTAATTCCGAATCCCCCATAGGAGCATCCGTCAATTTTTGAGCATATTCTCTTGATGCTTTATCAATAGCATCTTTTTTAGCTTGCCTAAGCTCTTTAGCTGTATCAAGCATATCGGTCATGTCTCGTGAAATCTTGCCCCAATTTACTTGAGTGCTAGCTTCACGCTCCGCATATTTATAATAACTCATAAATTTTATTTTTTTCCTCCGAAGATGTTTCTAAACAAATTACCTAGTTGACTACCTCCTTCTTTTCTACCAAATGTAGTTTTAAAGAATGCCCCTAAGCCTTGGTCTTTATAATCTCCTGTTCCAAAAAAAGGATTATTGCCAAAAAATTGAGGTATACCACCAATAGCTTTTAAAATATCTTCTGGAACATCTCCTACTGTTTGTCCTAAATTATCAATAAATTGTCTTACTGCTGAAGTTCCTCCTAATTTTTCTATATCTTCTATAGACTGTCCTTGTAAAAAATTCAACAATTCTTTTGGGTCTCGAGCTTGAGAAATTTTTAGCATTTCTCCGCTTACAGGGTCTTTAATACCAAGGTCGATATCTCCAAACTGGTTTACAATAGCATCTTTAAATTCATCAAAACCTCCTGCTTTACGCTGTGCTCTTGTAAGCATTCTTCCTTTTTGACCTTTTCCATATAATGGAGTTGCTTCAAATATTTCTTCACCTAAAACTTGAGCTCCTAGTGCTGCTTGTTCAAGAGCTTGTGCTTGAGCCATATCCGCTTGTGCCGCAGCAAGTCCTGCGCCTGTTGCAATATCACCTCTTAAAGTTACACCCGAATCTCTTAATCTTGAAGCTTCTCTTGCTTTAGCTTTTTCTAAATCTAATAATTCACTCGCCATGTCTCCTCTTAGTTTTCCACCGCTTTCTACTAACCCAGCTAATACTCTACCAGGAGCCACGCTGGCAGCCCTGACACCAGATTCTTGAGCAGCTGATATAGCTTGCTCTCCAGCGGTTTTTAAAATATCTACTTGTCTATCGTAAGTTTCTTTTGGAATAGCTATGCCTTCATAGAAGTTTTTCTCTAAAAGCATTTTTGCTTCTTTTAAGCTTTTTTCAGCTTCATACTCTGCCTTCCTTTGCTCATCTTTAGCTTTTGCTGCTTGGTCTAGAGATAATCCCATTCCTACTAAACCTGTAATAATATCAATCATTTATAAATAATTTTTATAATTAAAAATGTACACAGTATACACCTTATTGCAAAGATACTAATTTTTTAAGGATAACTTTTCATTATATCCGATTCTACAGCAAATAGTTCTGTAGCGGTTGTAGAGGCGTTTTCTAATTCAAATATGCAATAATGACCTAATACTCCGTGAGATTCTGCTATAGGGTTTTTAATGTATAATATAAATGCATCTTGAATAGGGATAGGATTAGTTGTCCCTGGTTGTGTTGTAGAATCAATAACCAATTTGTTTATACTATTGGGTAAATCTACATTTATACTAGTAACCACTCCTGCAAACACAGGTGCACTATAAGAAGGAGGAAGACTATAATATAAAAAGTCTCCTACACTTACAATACTTCCAATATCAGAGGTTAAAGCAAAACCTATTTCATAAGAAGCAGCAGTACCTGAAGTGCTAATGCTTTTACCAATACCATTTAAAGACCTTAACTCCCATTCAGCTTCAGTCGTACTAGCTCCTGTAGCTCCATTGTTTCTTATAAAAGCAAACCAAGATGCCTCCTTTTTTTCAAAATATGAACTGTCAATAAAACCAGTTAATTGTATATCTGTAGTTAAAGTTGCTTGCCAAGAGTCATCGCTTTCTAAGTTTAAAGTTTTAAATAATTTATTGGCTAAAGGGTTAGGATTAAATACACTAGTAATTTTAGAATTGTATTGTACTCCATAATAATTGTTTCTAGTATTATTGGTATTATGTCTCCATAAATTACCACCTTTAAATGAATAAAAATATTGATTCATTCCAATCATAAAATCAGGTATATAAGAATAAAAAGAAGGAAATCCTTTTACTCCTTCGCTATATGATAATGTATAATTTGTTGACATATTATTTTATTTTAAGTACAAGCTACTACTGTTGTAACAACGCCACTTGCAACTGTTATTACTGTGTTATTATCCATGAAATAATTTCCATTAGCTAATACATTTTGTCCGTTTACATCTGAGAATACCCAGTTGTTTACAATCGGATAAGTATTCGTTCCTCCTCTGTTTACTGCAAAATAATAAGTTGTATCTGCCGTAGTACATCCTGTGCCAACTATACTTTTTCCTTGAAAAGAAGGCAAGGCTGTAGGACAAGCAACTTCCACATCCCATGCAGTTCCCGAACATGGTCCTAAAACCTGTACTGTAACTGTTGAAGGTGTAGCTGCTATCTTTGGTATAACAATAGTGCTAAATTCATTTGTTCCACCTCGTACATCATCTCCTGAGTTTATAGTAATATTCTGCGGACTTGGACTTCCTACATCCCAACTTGACCCTGTAAAACCATTATAGAATGTATATGATGAAGTATCAGGAAGTGTAGGCACACAAGTATTAGATGGCGCACCTAATATAGTAAACGCATCTGATACACCACTCGAGGTTTTTCTGTAGCCGTCTGTTGGACTCGCTAGTGCATTATAGTAAACACTATTATATAAAACTCTAATTCCGTCTGGCACACTCTGTGGATTAAAATAAATAACAATCGCTCCTACATCCGAAGCTGTTGAACCTGCTTCAAATTGTAATTGATACAATCCTTGTCCTCCTGTAGGTGGATTTACTAAACTTCCACAAGCAATACCACAACTAGGACAAGCATTCTGAGGCAATAATAACCCAGAAGATTGTTCTCTAACTATTGTAGAATTAGAATAAAATCCATCGCTTGCTTTAGTAGTTAACGCAGCATCTGTATACACAGCTGTTGCACTCGCTAAAGAAGGTCCGTCTAAATAATATGTTCCTGATGTTGCCATTCTATTTTATTTTAAGGACAATTACAACACGCATCTGTTTCATCTACTGTTGAGTAGCATAGTGTTGCTGATGTTCCATTTCTATAATCATATATCAAATATAAGTATTGTTCACTAGTATTCGGCATAGTAAACGATGCCTGATACGAATTAGGTCCTCCTGTTATTGGAGTTGCTAATGATGAAGCTGCAATTAAACTAGTTATATCAGCTTCAGTGTTGTTATACAATGTGTTTGTTCTTAAATATCTAAACTCATCTACTGTATTATCAAACACAAAATCATCTGTTGGTGCTATTTTATTAGATATAATACTTACGGTTGCACCATTTGCTGGTATCACACCAGCTCCTTGACCTCCTACCACCGATTCATATTGAGAGACTAAAGGATTAGTTGTTCCTGTAGCAAACTCAATTTGATTGCTATGTAATGGAGAAACAAATGTTCCGTCAACCCATCTATATTGGTTGTGTATAAATTGGCTTGCATCACTATTATTAGAAACACAAACTTGGAATATTGTTATAATGTCTGCATCTGGACAACTTACTGTAATTTCTACTGTAGCTGTTCCTGTTGAAGTCGTTACATCAAATTCAGATAATTGTTCACTTACTGAATTTTTATTAAAAGTATAAGACCCTGATACATTTACGTTTCCTGAAGTTGTAGTAGTAGAATTATAAACATTGCTAATATTAATTGTTCCATCCACACTTACAATATTATAAGCCACCGTACAATCTCCTACATAAGCACCAACATCTACATTAAATTCTGTAGTTGTTCCTGCTCTTACTAAATATGTTTTTGTTATACCACAGCCTATAGCTTCGCTAACAACAGGTATTTTAGTTTGATTAGAACTTAAAACAAATTCATTCATATAAGGGTCATAACCACCTAATTTTTGAGTATCAAAAGAATCAATAAACAAATCTCTAAACCATGACCTCATTCCTCTTTCTGAAATCACTGTTAGTTGTTCGTTTTTAAAAGAGCCTCCTTTTAATTGTATAACAGCTCCTCTTTTAGAATCTGTAAAGTATTTATCATAACCCCATTTTACATAACTTTCTGGATTAAAGCTGATGCCGTATTTTTCTAATCTTGCAATTTGAGTACCCAATACTTCTGGTATGGATGTTATTGCTCCACCAGCCGCTGCATCAGAAAGTAAATTTTTACCAGATAATACATATGATATTTTATCTTCTTGTAAAGTTAGTATATCTGTTTCTCTACCGTCTATTAATTGTATCTGTCCAAAAGTATCTTCAAGTGGTTTAAAATTAGATAACCCTAAATTAAATTCATTGAGCTTATTTAAATTCGTTTCATCATTAAATACACCACTATATGTTAAATCTGCAAATCTGTGAGCTTCTTTATAATCTACATTGGAAACAGTTGTAACTCTGTTACCCATCTTCAAAGGTTGTCCAATTAAAGAATCTCTTATTGATTGTCCTGTGCTAATGTTTTGATTCTGTACATTTCCAGAATGATTTCCATTAGCATCTATAGAATAAGAGGTAGAAGACTCGTACCATAAATCTAAAGATTCTGAAGATGGAACTGTTTCAAAAACACAAAGCTGAGTTGCTCTAGTTATATCATAAGAAGCACTAATCGTTGCTCTGTTTTTTCTAAATGTTCTTGAACCTTCACAAGACCTCGTTCCTGATATTAATAAATATTGAACATTACTAGCGTGTCCTGGGTCGTAAAATTTATAATACATTGTACAAAGAGCCGTAGAAATATCTGTATGTGAAGTTGCATTGCCTGGTTCTAACACACTGTTTAAACCATCTGGCGTACAAGTTGTTTCTAAAGTTTCTACTCCAGCATTATTAATAGAAGCAATAACATTATCTCCTTCAAACCACTCTTGAAAACTTGAGTAATCTTGAGATGCAATTAAAGATAAATCATCTATTTTATATTTTATTTCTGGACACGCAAAAGGTCCATTTCTCCCTGGTCTATCAAAAGTTAAGTTTAAAACAATAATAGAGCCTGCGGGAATACTTATGTCTTCGTATAAATTAGTAGTGGTATTTAAGTCTCTTACTTCTAAATATTTTAAAATAACAAACTGGTCGCCATTATCTTGTTGAGCTTTACCCCAAAAACTTACAGACTGATTATCGTCTCTTTCAGCTGTAAAATTATTGGCTCTTATTTTCATATAGGTTCCTGTAGGAACTGTAATATCATTTCCTGCACTATCTGTAGGCGCAGGGTCAAATTCTTTAGACGTACTGTCTAATGCTTTTTTATCTAATACTGTTGTATAAGTACATCCAAGTACAGGTCCTATAGTATCGGACTTTACTTTATATCTATCTCCTATTTCAACCTTACTTTGATTTTCTCCTTCTAATAAAAAATATGTAGCATTCTCTTGAGTTGAGTAAAAAAATATATTACTATAAATTGTTTCATAATCTTCTCTATCTGGCTTCAAAACAAACTTATATCTCGTTGCCCAATAGGGTGCTATTTGTTGACTTGGAATAGTTACTCTTGCAATATTTTGTGTAATTGAATTTGAACACGGAACGTGAATAGAATTATTTTCACTTACTAAAGCTGTAGTAGCTCTATTATAATCATCCATATAGACAATACCAACTTCATAATCTCTATCACTGTGTAAACTAGTTGAGTTAGCTATTTTAGAATACCCTCCTTCTGCAAATGTAATTTGATAATACTCGTAAACATTTACTGTAGGTGTGGTTACATTATCTACAAACCTTACAGCTAATAGCTGAATACCAATACTGTCGCTTGAAGTAGAAGTAATAATACTTAAAGGTTGTCCCCCTCCTGTAATACCACTATCAAACTTATTATAAGTATTTAATGTCCCTGGTATAGCACAATTAAATTCATCTGTAAAAGTTTCTCCGCTACAAGAAGTTGGATTAGAAGCATGATATACTGGAAGTATGTTAGATGCTGTACCAATTTTTTCTTGAAAATCTGCACTGCTAGCCAGCTCATATACTGAAGAAAAAGCTTGTGGTAAAATATAATTAAACTCAATACTAGTTGAACCAGTTTGGTCTGTAGGAGTTGCACCTCCTGTAAATTGAGAATGTTCAAATCTAATAGTAAAATTTAATGAAGCTCCTTGTACTAAATCTAATCCTGATAAATCAAAACTTACTATAGAATTAGTAACGGTTACTGAGCCATCATAACTATAACTTCCATTACTGGTTGTATCCGTAATAGTTTCTTCTGCAATTTCATTCGTAACTAAACTAGTTTCATATTCAAATTTTACGGGTTGATTATTAGCATCTACTAAATCATATCCTTCTATATAGTTTCCATAAATTAATCTATTACCCATTAAGGTTTGAGCTTTTGCTTTTAATGGAACATTGTCATAAAGTCTTAGTATTTCGCTTTCAGGTAGTAAAGTAAATATTTTATTTGAAGCAAAATTATATACATAATCTGTGTTGTCTGCATATCCTAAGTCTTCTTTATTTAGTTTTTCTATAGATTTTATAATATTACTATTCATGTCTTTGTATAAAAGCTCTATCTCTTTTACCAAAGGACCACCTGAATTAAATGTAATATTTGCTTGGTTTACTAAATTTTCAAAGCCATCATTTGTATAAGATTCTGTAGTAAAATTAAAAGGCTTAGGAATAAAAGCTGGAGCACTAAACTGTGAAGTAGCTGAATATTCATTGTCTTCATATTTATATCTGTATGCGAACGATAAAAACTTATCTTCTAATAAATTCTCTTGGGAATTAGTAGATACAGTTTGAACTGTTGGAGAAGTAATTGGTGGTTTTTTTATAACCAATAAACTTTCTGCGCTAAACTGGTCTATGTTTGAAGATGGATTAGCATAATTTCTTGTAATATTAATAAACCTAGGAGCATTATTATTATCCGTAAACAATAATAAATCATCTACTAAGTTTATTCCATTCATTAAATATGAAGGGTTAAAGTTTAAAGTAGTATTAGCCCCATTACCATCATCTATACTTATTACATGATAGGTAAGGGTACTTGTATCTGTTTTATAAGAAACAATTAAATCTAATTTTCCTGTAGCTCCCACACTAAATGAGGAATCATGTATGAACCAATATATAGTTTCATTAGCACCATCTTCATAAGCTCCAATACACTTAGCATTACTGCTTAATGCCGTGCCATTAAATTGAAGTTGTGTGAGTTGTTCGTTTCCTTTTGAGTTTTCTACTGAACCTATTTCAGTTTCTTCGGTTGAACCTAATCTAACATTTAAAGCGTCTATGTATTCTCCATTAGGGACTAAGCGTTCATCAACGCCTTTATTCATTCGTCCTGCAATAAAATTTCTTTGAGTATTAGCCATATTACTTTATCCATTTTGCCTGTCCCCTTAGATTCATTAATAATCTTCCAGGGTGAATATTACTGATTCTGATTTTAGCATTTCTTAAAAGAGCTTGCTTTCTTCTTCGTGCTCTTGTTATTATATATTCTTGAACACCTAGTTTAGAATTTAAAATAGCAAACTCAATATATGCATATACATATTCTTCAAACATTTTGTTTACAGTTATTTTGCTGTTGTCTCCATTTTCCATTCCATCAGAAACATATTCAACAATACAAAACTTGTCTGACATATCAGAACTAAAATTAATAACTCCGTTTTTACTATCAATTTTAAACGTAGCATTAAAATTAGCTGTTTCAGTATTCAAGCCAAATTGTGAACCAATGGTATAATCAAAATACCATAAGCCATCGTAATAATATCCTTCTGTGTTATCAAAAGGACTGTTTTCGTTTAAGTAAATACTTTTTTTAACACCTGTTATTCTTTCATAATCAATTTTAGAACTTTCTGGATTTAAAACACTTCCGTCTTCGTCAAATAATATTCTATAAGTATTGTCCTGTAAATAAGCGTCTGAATAATTTGTTTGAATATTTTCAGTCAAAGGTCTTAAAATACCATTTTCATATAAAGAAACTCTTACCCAGTTTACATAATCTGGTGGTAAAACATATTTTAAAGTATCAGAGACTTGTAATTCTAATATTTTAATTTCTTTAAACGCATCATAGTTAAGCTCTTGTATTGCTCGTTTTGCATGAAACAAAACCTTAAACCTCTCTTCATTGTTTACCAGACTATGATTGCCTGCATACATTAACATAAAATTGTTTACAATATCATATAGGCTTACATACTGATATGAGCCCCAGTTTGCGCTTTCAGGAGACAACCCTCCGTTTTCATAATATTGATATTGACTTATATATGCCATAATTTATTATTTTTCATTTTGATTTTCTATTTGCTCTTGCGCTTGTCCAAATTGAACTGCCTGTATTTCTCTAATAGACATTCCAGCAAACTGTAATATTTTCATAACTAATGTTGGTTCATCGTCTTTAGTCAATTCAAAGTCTTGATAGTCTGATGCTGTATCATCAAACGCTGGCTCGCCACCAGACAAAGATACATAAGTCCATTTTGGAGCTTTGGGGTATCTTATATATTGACACACTACTGCTCCCATGTTGTTAATAGTTGCAGGAAAAATAGCTAGCTTATTAGACTCTTGGGTATAAGCTGGAAATAAATCACTTGGTGCTGTAAGCATTGAATTGTTCAACATAGTTATTTTGCTATGCGTAACTTTTTCTGCTTCATTAACTACTGCATCATCATATACCACATATGTTTCTGGTGTTGCTGTAAATATATCTGCCGATAATCCTAAATTAGTATTAGTAACACTAGTAACTGTTGCTGTTTTATTGGTTGTTGTATTTGATACTATATCTCCTATTTGTACTCCCGCACTACTAAATGTAGCTCCCGCATCTTGCAATTGATTAGCCACTACAGCTGTATTGCTTCCACTAGCTAACAATCTAGTATAACATAATATTTTATTTAAAAGATAAAAATCATCTCCTGTAGTTATAGGACTTGGAGTAAAAAAATTATTTGCACTATCGTGAATTAAAAAATTAGTAACAGAAAATATGTCTATAACTTCTTCATAACCTTTAGTTATATCAGCATATCCTGTTCCAGATTGACGAGCATTTTCTTTACTTAATTGATAATTATACTGATAAAAATAATCTTCAAAAATATCTAATTGAGCTTGTTTAGCAAACAAGTTAAAATCAGAGGGCGAAATATATCCATAGTTATTTTTGTTTAGTATTGCTAGTACAGTATTTCTTACTGAATTTATCATATTAAAAATTCTTTTTACAAAGATAACTAAAAAAAAAAGAGGCAAAAAAAAAGGCTCTGAAACAGAACCTTTCCTTCTTACAACTAATAAAATTATTCGTAAATACCTAAATTTTAAAATGAATAATACACTTATTCTATTGTTAAATATACAAAAAAATATTTCTATTTAGATTTTTTTTCTAAAAACTTTAAAATTTCTACTCCTTCATCTGATTGAAAATAACTACATAATATATCAATTGGCTCTTCACCATAAGGTACAGTAAGAAGTTTTTTCTTATTAGACTCTAAGTTAAAATAAACATCTCTTTTGTTGTTTCTAAAAGCTAAAAGTTTATTATCAAAAAAACTTTGCACAGTTGATTGAAGTTTTAACATTGGGTCGCTAATAGCATCTAAAAATATTTTAGGTTGTTTTTTAGCGTAAATCAATAAGTCTCTTTTTAATTCAGACGATGAAATCATAGTTGGGTCTTGTCCAAAAAGAACTCTGTATAAAGTTTCTGATTGCTCTATAGTTAATTCTTTTGCCTCAATTAATGCATCAACTTCTAAATTCAAAGTTTCTATTTCAACTTCTGCTGTTTTGGCTTCATTTACTTCTATAAACCTTTTGCCATTATAAGGATGATAATGTAAAAATTTTTGTAAAGCTTGATTTGTTCTAGGAACTCTTAAAAATCCGTCTTCAAAAATTATAGGCTCTACAATAGCATTGCCATCTTGTTCATCTTCAAACGGAGACCTTTGGTTTCTAGCATATCGTAATGCTCTGTTTTCTCCTTTTTGTTCGTCAAACCATAATAAAGGGAATCTTTGTGAGTTTCTTGTTGGCAGCATAAAAGAAAGTGGTGCTGCGTCTTTTGTGAGTCTGTAGACTTTATCTACATATATGTCTTTTTTTTTCATTTGATTTAATTAAATTTTAAAAATTAAAAAGAGGAGGTGTCTTTAAAGACACCCCTTCTTTTATTAAATATTAGTCTTCAAAAATGAAGAAATTGTTTGCACCCATAGTACATACACATCTTTCAGATAAGAAGTGAACCTCCATAGCGTCTAAGTCGCTATTCATAGCTCCACCCGCAGAACCTGTAATCCAAGTTTTGTATTTTCTGTCTTCAGTTTCTGACGCTCTATATCTAACGTGCAAGAATGGTCTTTTAGCATTCTTACCTAAGATTTGGTCATAAACAGAAGTAGAACCTGCTGGAACTAGTAGTCCATTGATTGTACCTGAATTTGCACCTGTAGGTAAACCACCTCTCATTGTTGGGTCATTTAAATATTTCCAGTCAGACTTATAGAAATCATACCCTCTTCTGAATCCAGTGAATCCTAAGTTAAGAGCCATTTCTGAGTCGTTGTCAAATAAACCATAAGAAGTACCACCTGCACCATAAGAGTTTTGAGCAGCTAACATATCATCAATGTCAAAGCTAAAGTCTCTGTTTAGGAAAATTACATTTTCTTCAATAGCACCTTGCTTGTCTAATCTTGAGATAACTGTATCAAACTCTGCAATTGTAGATGGATTTCCACCTCCCCATACATTTCCTCTGTTTTGTACAACATAGAAAATACCATCGGAACCTTTGTTACCGAATGTTGGGTTAGCTGCTGCGTCAACTACACCTGAGTTAGCCTCAGCTGGAACTGCTTCAATCATTGAAGTTTCAAGATAATCGTCAAATCTTAATCTTGTTTCATGCTCTGATTTTAAATACCATAAGTATCCTGTAGCACCATTTTCTGTAGTTACTTCTACCCATCCAATTTGAGCCATGTCTGAACCACTTACTGAGTATTTATCTTTTATGATAATTGGTGAGTTATCAAAAATTACGTCATCTGCTTCTAGTGAACCAGACATTCCGACTGTACCTTTTTTAAACTCAGAACCATAAATAAATACTGTAACGTCAGCATTACCTACACCTGTACCAGCAGTTACTAAACCACCTGCTTCATAGAAAGCTGCTGTAAACTGATTGTTAGTAACATCTACTGCTGTAACAATACCTTTGTTTACACCTGTACCACCATTTTGAACAATAACAATAGTTTGTCCTGGTCTTAATGCGATACCATTACTTGCACTGAATGCTGGAACACCTGTGTCATTTACTTGAAATGTAGCTGAGTCAGCTGCTTGTGCCGCTGCTGTACCTACATCTACATATTTAGTGTGAAGTCTACCTTGCTCTGCCCATTTTACTAAGTCAGAATTTGAAGGAAGCTCCGCACCTACTAATCTTAGAAACGAACTAATCGTTCTGTTTCCATATCTCTCAAACTCCTTTTCATAAGTATCAGGTAGATACTGATTTAAGAAGTCAAAGTTCGTAATATAATTTGTAGCCAATGGCACCTGTTGTGATGACGGCTGTAAATCATATCCTGGAGTTGCTTGAACTGAACCTGCCATAATTTTAAATTTTTAATCTATTAATATTATTTTTTACTTTTTATACGCAAACCTCGACCTGAGTCTTGATTTAACGCTCTAATTTGCACTCCATCCTTTTTAGCAATTTCTGGTGTTTTTCTATCACTCATATTTACATTTTTAATTTTACGAGTAACATCCTCTGTTGCATCTGAAAGACCTTGCTCATAAAAAAACTTTGCAAATCTTTCAGGATTTTGTGCTATAGTCAATGCCCTATGAAACCCTTTTGCGTCTTCAAGTAAACCATCTTTATTCATGAATTTTGTAAAAAATTTATTTACATCTGAATTAGATTCTTTTAACTCGTCTACGTTTGTAGGTTTGTAACTAACAACTTTGTCTTCATTTATTTTGAAATCAAAACCTTTGAAATCATTAAAAACTTCTTTCGTTTTGGTTAAAAACCAATCACGTTTTTTGCTAGTCTCTTCCTCATAGGTCTTAGACTGATTTATATATTGCTGATATGCCTCCAGTGCTTCTTTGTCCTCCTTAGAAATCCCAACCGTACTTGACTCAAGTGGCTGTTTGTACATCTCTTTTTGTTCATTGAAAAACTTTTTAGCTTTTGCAATCGCTTTCTTCTTTGCTAACTTTATCTTTTTAACTTCTTTTTCTTCATCTACCTCATCGTCATAATCAAACTCGCTAAGGAAAAGGTCTACATCTTCCTCGTCTAAAGCTTCTTCAGTAGCTAAATAATATTCTTTTAGCAAAGATTCATCATTCATAGAATTAAAGTCTCTGTTTAATTTAACATAATCATTAATTCCACGACCTGTTTTTTCTTTATACTCTAAATAAGCAGCGACATCTTCAGGCAACTCTTGATTATTTTCTTTAACATCAAATAGTTGTTCTACAGAATCTATCTGCTTATCGTATCTTTTTTTAATATATGAAAGAACGTCATCCTCACTTAACTCTGAGGTCGGAGCTGGAACCTCTGGCTCAACAGTTTCTTGAACTTGTTCTGCCACTGGCTCTTTTATTTCTTCTGCTGGAGTTTCCTCCTGCGTTTTATCTTCTGCTTTATCAAGTAGTTGTTGTTCAACTTCTTGAACAGACTTTTCTTCTGCGCCATCTAAGGCTCTTACTTTTAATTCCATTTGATTTAATTTTAGTTACAAAGTTAATAATAAATATCGTTTAAATTTTCCACCTATTTAGGTTCAAATTCTGCTAAGTCAAATCCATCTAATGAGTCTTCATTAGATTCAAACCTTTGTGGTGGTAAATTATTTTTTCGTTGGGTAATTAATTGAGATTGCTCAGAATTTTGTTGACTTATTCTATCAGACTTAGCTTTTTCTCTTGACTTTTCTCTATCTGCTAAAGCGTTCTCTGAAATATCTCTAAGCTGTTGATTGTAATTAAATTCTTGTTCCATCAACTGGCTTTTTAACAATGCTTCATTTTTTTGCTTTTCAATTTCAAATGCAATCTCTGCTTGTTTCAATTGAATTTTTCCTTGAATCTCTGCTTGTTGTTTTTGCATAGCTACTTGTGAAGCTAGTTGTTGAGATTTAAGTTGTTGTTGAGCAACCATTGCTTGCTTTTGCATTTCTTGTTGTTGCTGCTTTTCTTGTTTTTGCTTTCTCTTTAATTTTAATAATTGGTTGGCAAGTTTGATATTTTTAATTTCTCTTATATCTATAGCATCTTCTAAATTAATATCTTGTTTAGAAAGTGCCATCTGAATATTTTGCTCTAGTTTAGCTTTTTCTTCTTCATCTGGAGCTACTTCAATGAAAATACCAAAGTCATATACATATAAATCTGATATGTCATTTAGAATACTTACATTATACTTTCCGATTTTATTTACAAAATCATCTTTAAAATCTGCATATTCTAATATATCAGCCACTCTATACGTTAATGCTTCAGATATACTTCTATAAATATAAAGACTACCGTCTAAGATATGTCGAGTAGCCGTGTTTGAATTTAATGCTGCTAGTTTCTGTAAACCAACTAAAGCATTAGCATCAGGTGTAGAAGCGTCTCTTGCTTCATTTAAACCTGTTACCGTTCTAATCATATTAAGATAATGATTATAATTAGTAATTAGCATCTGTGTTTTAGATGCTCCTGAGTTAGCAGTTAATTGCTGTATAGGAACTCGTGCATTATTAAACTCTCCTTCTTGCGTATATGACCTTCCAATAACAGAACCTGTTTGAAAGTATAATCTTAACGCATCTTCAGGGTTGTATGCATTTCCTGTTCCTAAATCTACTTCATTTAATCCGTCTGCATCAATATAGACACCATCTGGAACTACTCTTGAAATAACTTGTTGTAGTTTTAAATGTGTCATTTGTATTAAATCAGTAAAAGGAATCATCCTTCTTACTAAAGATTCAATAACTCCTTTATACATTCTTGGAGCTACGGCTACATAATTAGGTAAAGCGTGCTGACTTGCAGACTTTGGTCTAACCATATTTTGAGCTAACTCCCATTTTAAAATAATGTTAGTCCCCATAACCATTACACCATTATACCAAACATCAATAGTCTTTTCAATTTTTTCAAATCTTCCTTCCTCCATCATTTCTTCTGGTGGATTAAATTGGTCATCTTTTTCTATTACTTTACTACCTCCACTCTCTAATAATTTTTTCTTATAAACCATCTTTTTAGTGGTCTTATAATTAAAATACATTAAAGTACAAGTGTCTCTATAAAATATATCATTTTCATAAAACTGAGCTGTATTGTAATAATCATACCAACTTTGACTGTATTTGCTAATTTCTTCAAGTTGTTCTCTAGTTAATGTTGGGTCTATTTTTATCAGTTCAGTAATTGGTAGAGTTTTAATTTCACCCCAATAAAAACAATCTTTAAAATGAGGGTCTTCAGTGTAACTATATACTACATTAGCTGGGTCTACATAAGATATTTCAACTCCAGCTCCTGGTAAAAACTCATGTTTAGCTACAGATATACCCAATACTGTTAAATCATAATCTAATCTTTTTCGTACATCTGAATAATGGTTTTCTTCAAGAATAGTATTTATAGCTTCTTCCTCCGCAATTTCAATTGCAGGTTTATAGTTTAACTGCATATATAATGAAAGTTCTTCATCACTGTTTGGTAAATCTTCTTGTGGTAAAACAAAAGGATTTACACCTGATTCTTTTTGTATAATTTCTAGTGTGGGTTTTGCAAGCATTTCTCCTTTTACTAAATCTTGATACTTGCTTCTTTTTGATTGAGACAATGCGTCTTGAGCATAAGCTTTTACCTTGAAGAGTCTATCGGACATTCCATTAACTACAATGTCTACAAACTTTGGAATAACGGGAACAGGAGTCCAATCTAAATTTAGATAAGATAAATCACCATCAATTGCTAATTCATCTTTGTACTTTTTAATTGACTGCTCTCCTCTTGCGTATAAACGAAGTTTGTGAAAGTCTCTCCATTGATTATAGTATCTGCACTGATTTCCATCTTTTTTAAACCATTCATATTGTATGGCTTGACCGATTTGTAAACCAAATTCCATCGTAGCTTTTTCAGCATCGGATACAAATTGGCTAGGAAACCCTACAGATGAAATTTTTATTTTTACATCTTTCATCTGATAATCTGACTTATATTGCCTGTATTAGTATACCTTGCAAAGTTAACTTTTATTTTTGATTCTTTTTTTTCAGGCTGGTATAAATGCTTCTGACAAGCCATTATTGCAAGCCCTGAACTAATTGTTGCATCATATTTAGTTCTTTTAGTAATATCAAACCTAGCCCAGTCTTCTAATGTTCTGGTAAAAGGCATACTTCCCATATCATCTGTTTCTCTAAAAACACCGTTTAAATCTATTCCAACGTGCTTTTCTATATACGATTCTACAGCAGATGCGTGAGCTTGTTTTACATCTTCACTACTATTAGGAATACCACCCAACTCTCTTTCTGATTTTGAAAGTTTGTTATATAATTTATCAGGTCTATTCATACTAAATCCTCTATATCCTCTGTTTTTAAAATGATACAATAATCGAGGCTTATTGTTTTCTACTAAGATAGGCATACCATAAAATATACAAGCCATTAAAACTTCTTCAAAAAATATTTCTGCTGTCTGCGGTCTTGCTATATATTCTAAAAAAAATTCATTACTTGGAGCTTCATCCATATTAAATTTAGTCAACCCATGTAATGCACCATTAGAACCTCTTCCTCCTACGGTTCCTGATATGTCATAGCTATCACAACCAAAAGCTCCTAAATGCTCATTGCCAGGATATTTGATTCCATTCCTGCTTACAATTTTATTTTGTAATCCTTTATTAGGTGTCCATGAAACTAAAAATCTACCTCGACTATCGGGAGTCCATATTACTTTACTATCTTTTATTCCGTCTTTCCAATGAAAAGAACCTTTAGTTAAATAGTGTTCTTTTATCATAGAATCATTATAATCAATCTGTTGATATATTTTAGTTAAATTAAACAAAGAAGATTTGCTTTCATCTCTGAACGCATGAGACTCAGTTCTAGGAAATTGTCTATAAAATTCATTTAATGCATCCGCATCATTTTTTAAAGACTCTACTTCCCCCTCCCAATAATTAACAGCTCCTTTATAAATATCTTCTCCATCTACTCCCATCAAAGAATGTTCAGGATTAGTAAAAACAGGCATTCCATGTTTGTCAATAAATCCTTCCATATTCCATTCCATAGGAATAAACAAACTATACAATCCACTTTTAGTTTGTCCGTTTGAATTTCTTAATATTGGATTTGAATCATCATAGAGTTTTTTAAAATTATCTCCTCCTTTATCTAATGCATTAGATGTTGAACCCATCATACACTTACCAATAATTTTACTACCTAATCGCAAACAAGTTTTAGTTACTCTCCAGTTGTTTAAAATATTATTTGGTTTAATCCATTTACCACTTTCATCATGTACTAATAATAATAGTTTTTCTCCATCATAAGAGTTGTCATCTGTATTCTTCCAGTCTATTGTAGTATCTAAGCCATCCATTTCGTCCTCATCTACTTCATACATATTCTTTTTTGTAATCTTAGATGCTGGAACTCTATATGCGAGCTCGGTCTTTGGTTTATCCATACCGTCTTGTATTGGTTTGAAAAAAAACGGCAGTCTGTTTGATATAGGCACTACTTTGTCTGTAAACATTTTTTTTGCATCAGAACCTGTTTTAGAAAGTATACCTACTCGTGAATCTCTTGCTAATGTAGCGGTGTTTACACATTCAGAGGAACCCATAAACGAAAATCCAGACCGTCTAATTTTTAAATATATCATGCCAAAACTTCTTTTGTCTGCTTTACAAGCTTCCCAATAAATAAAAAATATTCGATTTGCTTCTCTATAATCTGGATAACCTACATCAATACTGGTCCATTGTAAATACATATAATGAGCTCCAGTAATGTAAGTAGTAACACCATTGTTTTTAAACCAATACCCTTGTTCTCTATTATCAAACTCTCCTTCAATATAATCTACCCATTGATTTTTAAACTCACTAGGCATATCATTCCATTGAAATATAGACTGTATGCGTAATAAAACCTTTGGAAGTTCATGCCGTTCCCAATATTGATTTTCCTTTTTTTTATGTCTTTCAAAACATTCTTTAGGTGTTTTTGGTAAAGCAATATGAAGACCACTGATATTATATATGTCTCCAATCTCACCAGATTTAGAAATTACAACAACATCATATTTAGGATTATATCCATAAAGCCAACTTTTGTTTCTATTTTTATTAGAAACTACCGATTTAGGAATGTAGTTTTTAACTACAGTGTATAAACTATTTTGACCTTCTTTCTGCAAAACCTCTTTTTGTTTCTACTTTAACATTCGTTGTTTCATTCCCTGCCAAAGCTTCTTTTTCTTGCTCGATACGATTTAATATTTCAAACGCATCAAATATGGCAAGCTTCTTGGTAGCGGCTGCATTTTTTAATCTATCTGCTGCTAACTCATCTTCAGGGTCAGGTTTAATTATTTTTTCTTTGGCTACATCAATTAATTCTTTGACCGCTCTTTCTCCAGCTTTTATGATTTCTAGTTTTATTTCTTTGTTGCTCATAATACTAAAGCAATTTGATGGTCAAACATTCTATATAGCTTTTCTCCATCTACTATAAACTCATATTCACTTTCTGGTTGAAAAGATATTTTATCACCTTCTTTTATTCCCTTTAATTTAAGATAATTATTTGGATATTTCATAATGCCTACTAAAGGCTCTTCTGAAAAGGGTTTAAATATATAAGACTCTTCAGTAGAAACAGGTTTTACAAAACAATATTTATCGTGAGCATACCACTTATTATTATGTTGATACATAAAAAACTGGTCATAGTCAATAAAAAATAAATCGTCTTTAAAAAAGCTTTTACCGCTTTTTTCTTGACCTTGCATATCATAATAAAATTTAAATACATTATGATGTACCAATAAAATATCGCCTGTCTGTATGGGACCTGAATAATCAATAGGAGTTGAAACTACTTCTGCATACCGATTTGAAAATTTATGGTCTTCTTGTGAAGTGCTTATAATAAAATCTATTCCTCCTATTTCTTTTGTGTTATCGTATCTTTTACCTTTTACAGGCTTTACAATAAACTGAAATGGAGACTTCATTAAAAATTTATATTATATTCAATAGAAACAGGTACTGAAGAAGTAAATTCTTTCCATAATACTATAACCTCTTTGTCTTGAATATAAATTTTAAAAGACTGTTTTTCAGAATCATACTTAATCAAATGTATAGTATGAGAATCATTCAATACCTTTTGACCTACTATATAGTGCATAGCACCTGATTTATAGTCAGGACCAACAGATATTTTTCTAATATCCATTACTCTTTATTTTCTTCTTCTTCTGCTTCTTTGATTTCGCCTGTCTCTATATTAATTACAGCTTTTTCTCCATACTTTTCAACAAGTTTCTTTTCTTCATTTTTAAACATATTTTGAATTACGTCTAAGTTTTTAAGAACATTATTCTTTTGAATTGCTAAGTCTCCTAGCTGTACTTTAATTGTTTGGAAATCTTTGTTAAGTTTTTGTAGAATTTCTAATTCTTCTTTTTCTAATTTTAATGGTTCTTTTTCTGCCATGATTATTTAATTTAATTTGGACAAAGTTATGAATTATTTTTTATTTATTTTCCTTTAATAATGCTACTTGCTTTTTCAGTAGTTCTTCCACCAAAGTATGCTAATACTACAGCCATCATTACTTTCTCAAATGTATCATTCCAAGTGGTGTTTATGTGAAAAGGTATAGAATCAACAGAATCCAATATACCTGCAAAACTAAATACAATGATGCACCACACAAGAACAAGAGGGCGAACATTTTTAGAAAGCCAACTATCACTGCTGGCATCAGCTTTCCATCTGTTGCTAATCTCTTCCATTTCTTTATTTTGTTGTTCATAAATTAATTGTTGAAGTTTTATTTTTTCCTCATTAGGAATGTCTGCTTTGGTTATCTCAGCTATTGCATCTTTTGGTGAAGTTACACCATTTAACACACTGCCAAGTGTAGGGTTAATAACAGTTGCTGCACCAAATAATAATTTGCCTACAGTAGTATCTTTAAATTTTTTACGGTCTTTGCTCATTTCCAATCTTGTTTGTTACACCTGGGGGAGGTGTAGGTTTATTATTTGCTCTTGCTGGTACTTTAGAATTAGTATTGTTGTTAGTATTGTTATTACTATTATTGCTTGACCTTCCTGAAGACCCTTGACTATAATCATATTCTTTGTGATAATAATAAGGGTTATGCCATCCATAATTATAACCCCAACCACTATAACCGCTATAATTTATTATTCTATAATTTATCGGTCTAATTAAATCAATAGGTATTCTTAAAGTATCTCCTTTTTCATCAATAGCTAAAACATGAGTAATTTGAATTTTAGGCTTGGGTTGGATACTACATCCTGCTATTAACAATAATATTAAAACTAATTTACGCATTTGTTATGTCAATATATTTTGTTTTACCATCGTCTCTTACAGCTTTTAAAACTCTATTTCTGTTTTTATCTTCACTGACATACGATACATGAACCCAATCGGGATTATCACTCGAGCCGAACTCGTATATAAGCTGGTCGAAGTCTAAGTTTTCCTTAATCCAATCAAACATCTCTTTGTTAGTTTTGTGTCCATACACATCATCCACATCTAAAGCTCTTCCCTGGCAATGCTGTGAGCGACTACTGCCCCCAATCGCTTGATTGAGTGCACTCGACCTGAAGAACGAGTTAATTTTTATAGGACCTCCTACCCATTTTCTAAGAGGTTCAAAAACTTTCTCTGCAATTATTTTCATATTATTTAAAGAGTCTGCGTCTGGAGTGTTGTCGATTCCTAAACGGAGAGCTGTAATGGATTTAACAGCTTCCTTTTCTGATATATGTTCGCTAATCATAATTTATTAATTTGATGTTGCCCGTCTTGTGGCTTGCATTTTATACCTGTTGATGTATTCTTGAATTTCATCAGGCTCAACATTTAATTTAAATGACAAATCAGCTGCCCATTGACCTTTAGGTCTTTGTGTTTTACTATCATACAAAATAATTGTGGGTACCGATTTGATTTGATTTTTAATATTTGCTGGCTGGTTTTCTAATTTAACTTTTAATACTTTAACACCTTTGAGTTGTGATAAATATGGGTAATCATTATCTGAGTTCCATTTTGAATTAATATGTAATAAAGTCATATCTTGAGCATTAGTTACATAACTAACAAACAAAACAAATATTACATACATTAAATGTTTCATCTTTTATAAACTTTATCTTCCAACTCCTTTATTCTTTCCTTATTATCTAAAATATCCTCTTTTAATCCATCTGTGGATTTATCTATTTGCATTATAGTGCTTCGAACCAATTCATCTTTTAGCTGAAATTCTACTTTTTGTACAAACTCATCTCCACTAAAACTATCAATCTGATTATTTAAATCTTGAATATCGCCTTGTAAAGTAAACCACATACTAGCCAAAGAAATAGTACCAGCTATTATGATTCCAATTGTCTTTAAATCTAGTTGTACGTTTGTGTCTTCACCTATTTTTGTTGCCATTGAGTTCTTGTGTTTTTTTAATTGTATAAACTATTGTTGCTACTAATAAAATTATTCTTAATATATCTACTACATAGTCCGCAAAAGAAAAAGCTAATGCAACTGAATTTATTATATATAATTTTAAATCTTGCATTACCGTCCTTGTCCTATATAAATTTTTTTATAATTTTTACTCCCCTTGCATTTACTGGTTTTAGTTTTAGCATGAACTCCTGGTCTACGCTTTTTGGTTTTATATCTATATACAAAACTAACGCCTCTAGCCATTTGGATTTACATATTCATAAACCACCTCAATATCCTCAATAGAAGTAGTTTGATTTTCTTTGTCAAACATATACTACAAAAATAAGATATTTTTAAATATTATATTTTTCAAGTTTTTCCATTTGCTCTTCAGTACAACCTTCAACAAACCATTCGTGTCCTAGCATAATTTGTATATGCTCTTTGTTTCTATCAAAGCTACCTTGTTCTTCTTCGTTTAAAGATTCTTTAGCTGATAGCTCCTCGCAAATATCCCAACTGTGAAAGCAGTTAGTTATGTGTTGTTGTACTTCTTCTGATGTATATGTTATTTCCATAATTATTTAGATTTTAATATTTCTATTTCTTGTTTTAATTCTTTTATTGCGTTAATTAATACTGGCACTAATCTTTCATATTTTAGACCATAACTTTTTTCATCTGGAGTTTGACCAACAAATAACATATCATTTCTGTCATTTCCATATCCATATTGTTTTTCTAACTCTAATACATCTTGAGCCAACATACCTACATTTACTCTTTCAGCTTTTTTACTTCCATCTGGCACAACATCTAATAAATCTTCATCTTCATTATCTGGGTTAATATACCAAGACCTTTTATCCCATTTATAAGTTTTAGGTTGTAGTTGTGTAATAAAATCTAATCCTATATGAAAGTCCTCTATATCGGTTTTATCTCTTGCGTCAGAAGATGAAATTGTTGTATCAGCACAATATAAATCAGTAATATCATTATTACCTAAACAAATTATATGAGAGCTTGTTGTAATAGTACCTGATGGAGAATTACTACGACCTGCATCTTTTCCTAATAATATATTTCTTGTACCAGATGTTATACTATAACCTGCAGCATCTCCAATAGCTACATTTCTATCTCCACTTACACCTGATGTTGAGCCAAGTGCTGCATATCCAATACCAATATTACCAGTACTGTTGTAGGCATATTCAAGAGCATCAATACCTATACCTATATTTGCATTACCCCCTGTTATGTGTTGACCTGCTGACTCTCCTATAAAAACATTTTCATAACCACTTGTTAAATTCTGACCTGCTGAAAAGCCCATAATAGTATTATCACTACCAGTAATCGTTGCATTATCCGCTGCTTGTGAGCCAACAACAGTATTTCTTTCACCTGTGCTATTAAACCTACCTGCTAATGCACCTAAAAATGTATTGTTTTCTCCCCTATTATAAGCTCCTGCATAATATCCAAATGTTGCGTTATAATCTCCAGTTGAACTTCCTGATACACCATAATTAGAAAAATAACCCATTGATGTATTATAGTTTCCTGTTTGGAAAGTACCAACTGAACCACCTACCCCTGTATTAAAAGAGGTTACTGTAAGCGCTTGAAATGCATCATAACCAATACCTATATTGTTTGTTCCTGTTGTTAATTGATAAAGTGCTGTTCTACCTAATGCTACATTGAAATCTCCTGTTGTCATTGCCAACGTAGCTAATGAGCCGACTGAAACATTATATTCTCCAGTATTAATGTTAATTCCTGCTTTATAACCTACAGCTGTGTTTTCATCTCCAGTAGATATATTAAAGCCTGCTTGCATACCAATCGCTGTTGTCCTTGTCGCAGTTGTAGCATAATGAGCAGCGTATGCACCTATTGCAGTATTCTCATCTCCTTCATATCTATTTAAAGCAGCAAAACCCATTGAGGTATTAAATTGACCTGCTGCTGCTGCATTTAAATTTTTAAAACCTACACAAGAATTGTAATTACCTGTTAAACTTACACCTGTTTCGTGACCAATTAAAACATTTTCACTTTGTCCTGTTAATCCTCCACCTGCACCATCTCCTATACAAACATTATAACTTCCAGATGTTAGTGAATCACCTGCTGATGCGCCCACTAAAGTATTAGAAGTTCCTGTATAGCTTGTTGCATTTCCTGCATACGCACCAAGTATTGTGTTTCTACTTGTTGTTGTAACATTCTTACCTGTGTCTCTACCTAAAAATGTATTAGCTGCTCCTGTAGTGATATTATAACCTGATTCATAACCAATCGCTGTATTACTATCTCCACTTGTAATACTAAATAAAGCTCTAAATCCAAGACCTGCATTTGCTGCTCCTGAACCTGTACCATATCCTGCTTGAAAACCTACATAAGTATCATAATTTGCGTTTTGTCGACCATAACCTGCATTAAAACCAACTGCAGTCAGACCTGTACCTGTAAAAGAATAACCTGCATTTGCACCAATTAACACAGTATAATCACCTGTAACCAAACTTCGCCCTGATTCAATACCAATACAAACATGCTGTGTACCAGTAGTTAAACCTTGTAATGAATTTAGACCTACTGCAATATTATAATTGGCTGATGTTGCACCTGTTAAAGCTTGTACGCCTAAAGTTGAATTAGAGTGTCCAGAAGTTAAAGCATCTCCTGCTCTTGAACCTACTAAAACATTGTCATAACCATTAGCTAATGAAGCACCTGCATAATATCCAACTGCTGTATTATCTCCAACAGTTAAATTACCATTAGCCATAGCATAAGCACCAATAGCTGTATTTTGACTACCAGTTGAAGCAGTATTCATAGCCACATAACCAATAGCTGTACAATTATTTGCTGTTGTTAAACTTCCTGCTGCTCCATATCCTGATGCAACATTATAACTACCCGTTGTTACACTTGAATTTGAATAAGTACCAACAGAAGTATTTCTTTCTCCCGTAGTTGCTACATCAAAAGAAAATGAACCAATAGATACATTATAACTACTAGATGTTATTGCTCGCCCTGCTCCATAACCAAAAGATGAATTATGTGACCCCGTTACATTAGCGGGATTTCCTGCACTATTACTACCATACCAAGTATTACCGCCTGAATTAGGATTATAAACAGCACCATTAGCATCTACACGCAATCTTTCAGTCCAAGAAATAGTATTTCCTACTGTTCCTGCTGGTGCATTATAAAACACAATATTACCATCTTCTAAATCCATTCGAGCAGGAGCTTCACTTGCGTATCTATAAGTAAAAGCAGTACTACCTCCAGTTATTGTAGCATTACAAGTTAAATATAAATTTGATTTCCAAGGCGCACCTGTAATAGTATTACCTTGTCTACCTATTTCTAAAGAACGATAATCTGAGGCTGGTGTTCCACTTGTAGCACCAGCACCAATTATAATACTTCCTCCATTATCAAGACGCATTCTTTCTGCACCACCTGTATACCATCTCTGGTTACCTGAATCTTTTTGGTCATAAATAACATCAGCACTATCCATATAGATTTGTGTACCATCACTTGCACCAACACCTGTGGTACTATTTGCAAGTTTGATTCTTGGATTAGAAGCACTATAAACTTGGAATCCTGAGCCTGAAGGAAAAGCTACTGAAGAATTACCAAAACTTAAATTCATCGCAGCACCCTCAAAATATAAACCATTTCCACAAGTATGAAGTAAAGACCATAAATCGTTACTTGTAGTCTCTATTCCTGCTTTAAAAAACTCGCTACCTGCGTTTCTCCAACTTAATCTAGCAACATCACTTGTTGACCCTCTATCAATAATTAGTAAAGCATCTGATGGACTATCAAGCTCGATAATAGTACCGTTTGCTTGAATATTACCTGCAAAAGTTGTGTTATTATTTATATAAACATTTCCACTCGCTGCTCCTATATTTAAATCTTTTGACAAACCTGTAGTAATAGAACCGTGTCCTGAACCAGTATTTGAAAATTGTAAACTACCACTATTTTGTGTAATAGTTACTGCTCCTGCAAAAGTTGCAGCACCTGCATATAAAGCTAAAGTTCCTGTACCAATACTTGAGCCTAATGTTAAAGCACCATCTTGTAAATGGAAGATAGATGCACTGTTTGCTGCATTACTAATTAAAAGATTACCTGCACCATTACAAGATAAATTTCTTGCATTAGAGCCATTAACTAATCTTATAGTATCCATACCAAATAAAGTGGTTCCAGAAGCTAATTCTACATTACCTGCAAAAGTTGCATCACCACCAGCGGATATTGTTAATCTAGTAGTATCATTTGTTTTTAGCTGCAAAGGGTGATTTGTATTTGTTTTTAGCTGCAAAGGGTGATTTGTGGTTACACCTAAAACACCAGTAGCACTTTGAGATTGTATTCTTACATTTGCACCACTTGTTCTTAAAACATCTATTTGACCATTACCACCACCACCACCTGTAACAGATATATTGCCAGAAGCTATTGTTCCTGCAAAAGTTGCATCAGCATCACTTGCTATTGTTAAAGCTGTTGTATCTAAACTACTTGACGCACTTGTTCTAAATATGAAACTTTGACCAACTGTATTATGGTCTATATATGCTGCACCTGCTGATTTAAATCTTAAATTATTTTCAGA